TGAAGAAGCAAAGATGTTGGTGGATTATCTAACTCTTGCCAAGCGAATTGCTCAACTAAGCGAGGGGCAGGAAGCCTGGATGAAGCTGGTGAACAATGGGCGAATCCATGGTGAGGTGGTCACCAATGGCACGGTAACTGGAAGATGCACCCACCGGCGCCCAAACATCGCTCAATGCCCTTCTTCTAGTGCCCCATATGGCAAGGAGTGTCGTGGGTTATTCGTGGCACCCGAGGGGCGATGCCTTGTTGGGGTAGATGCCAGTGGTTTGGAGCTGCGGTGTCTAGCACACTATCTCTGGCCGTGGGACGGCGGGAAGTATGCGGACCTCATTCTGAATGGTGATATCCACACGGCGAATCAAAAGGCTGCCGGTCTGGAGACACGCGATCAAGCCAAGAGCTTCATTTATGGCTGGCTCTACGGGGCAGGCCCCCCGAAGATTGGCAACATCGTAAACGGCACGGCCAGGGACGGCCAACGCCTTATGTCGCGGTTCCTCAAGAAGATGCCTGCTCTTAAGAAGCTGAAGGATCAAGTTTTTAAATCGCTGGAGAATCGAAACTACCTAATAGGATTAGATGGTCGGCGCATTCCAATTCGATCAAAGCACTCGGCATTAAACGCTCTTCTTCAGGGTGCTGGTGCCGTCCTTATGAAGCAGGCGACTGTGGATGCGCATGATGCTCATAAAAGGCACCGCCTGGATGTGAAGCAGGTCGCGCACATTCACGATGAAATTCAATACGAAGTGTTAGAAGAGGATGCCCATGAAGCCGGGCAATTGGCTGTTCGTTCCATCAGTTTAGCGGGACTACTCTTTGGCTTTCGCTGTCCGCTGGACGGTGAATATAAAGTGGGTAAAAACTGGTCGGAGACGCATTGATGGAAGGATTCACATGCATCTCGCTCAGTACCGTGGGGCTTCGTCTGAATACAAGGCGGCAGCACTGTTTAGTTCTCAAGGCTGGTCGATATTTTGGACACCCAACGGGTTCAGTTCTTGCGATTTCATTATGATTTCAGGGGGAGAAATAAAGAAGGTTCAAGTTAAAACCGCCCACTGGTGTACCCGCAATAATTCTAGGTTTTTGCGATCAACCATTCGGGCGTCGAAAGAGTACATTGCTTCTGATTTTGATCTGATGATTATTGTCGATCCTGATGGGAGAATGTGGGCCATTCCGTATGAACACATCCCCACAACATCGAACATATATCTGGAGAAGAGGAAGGACGGCGAGGTTGTGGATTACGGGAGATCAAAATGGATGGTAAAGACTTAGACTTCGTCCCGACCGGACACTTGTTGAGAGAACTTCAAACCCGGATGGATTCAATGGTTTTTGTTGGTTCTTCTAATCGCAGTTCTAAAGAGGATTCAGTTCTCTTCGCGGTTACAGGCGCACTTCACTCTTGTCTTGGGTTGTTGGAGGCGGGCAAGTTAATGGTGTTATCCCAAGGAGGGGACGATGACAATGACAACGACAACGACTCAATTATTGATTGATGGCGACATTGTTCTGTATCAAATATCTTCCGCAATAGAAGAGCCCATTAACTGGGGGGATGACATATGGACTCTTCACGGGGATGTCCGGCTTGCTCGGCAATCATTTGATCAGGAGATCCAAAAAATCTGTGACCGATTGGGAGTTCAAGATGTTGTTATTACACTCTCTGATCCAAAACAGAACTGGCGGCTTGGGGTGCTGGATACTTACAAACACAATCGCCGCAACAAGAGAAAGCCGGTGGTGTATCGCCCTCTTCGGGATCATATTCTGGATGCCTATGAAACGGCGTGTTATCCAACCCTGGAGGCGGATGATGTCATGGGAATTCTGAGCGGTGAGGGGAAGATAGTGGTCTCAGACGATAAGGATCTGCGATGCATTCCCGGCCAGCTGTACCGACCCTCCAGGGATGATCACATAGAGATCACAGTGGAAGAGGCGGATAGAAACCACCTAACCCAAGCTCTTACGGGAGACTCGGTTGACGGCTATTCAGGCTGCCCAGGCATTGGCCCAAAGCGAGCAGCAGACGTGTTGATAGAGGGGACGTGGGCCGAGGTGGTGGGGGCATATGAGAAGGCTGGGCTGAATGAAACCGAGGCGTTAAGGCAGGCGCGCGTAGCTCGTATCTTGCGCCATGATGAGTGGGACACCGTAAAACAGGAGGTGCTGTTGTGGAATCCAATATGACCCGAGAGGAATACTTCGAGTTCCATGCGAAGTTCTGCAGAGAGGCATTAGACCTCTCGATGCAGAAGAATCACGATTATTCGGGGGGAGAAGATGGGTCGAACCCATTTCAAAATTTCATGTTTGTCGAGCAGTTGGGGATGAGTGTGACAGCAGAGCAGGGCTTCATTGTTCGGCTTGCTGACAAAATCAAACGGCTTGCGGGCTTCTGCAAGACGGGCCGATTTGAAGTCTCGGATGAAAGTTTTCGAGACACTGCTATTGACGTGGTTAACTATGCATGTTTGCTTGCTGCGTATGTGGATTCTAAGGCCAATAAATAGGGGTATTGAACCTTATGGAGAGTTTGCCAGTCATACCGAACGCGCTTTTGCGCGCTTTAGATCAGATGTTTCCAGATCAATGCCCCAGGATTGATGACACTGAACGAATGATTTGGTTCAGGGCTGGGCAGCGCTCTGTTGTTGATGTTCTCGTCGAACACCACCAGAGACAAAACGAAACTGTTCTAGAGAAGCAGCCCTAGTTAGGACTATATTCATGTGCCCATCTTCCCCCGCCCCGCCGCCTGCTCCTCCCCCTCCCCTTCCTTATGCTCCACCCACTCCCCCGCCAGCACCAGCTCCGGCGCCCCCTCCCGTTTCTAGGGCACCACAGCGGGCCAGAAAAGCCCCCCGAACCAACACAACGGCTGAGATTGCAGGACGTACTGGGGATTTAAGCATTCGGAAGCGTAAAACTGGCAAGCGGGCTCTACGGATTGAAGACACGTCCGGTGTTAACTACCCAGGATTCTAGGCCATGAACAAAAAAGGAGCGGCAGAGGGGATGTATCTCCGCCTTTCTGGGGAACGCCAGTCTTATTTAGAGCGAGCCCGAGATTCATCGCGGTTGACCATTCCCACGATCATGCCCGATGAGGGGCATAACGCATCCAGCACCCTGCCCACCCCCTATCAATCGGTAGGAGCGAGGGGCGTGAACAACCTCGCTTCTGCCCTACTCCTGAGTCTTCTACCCCCAAATGCCCCCTTCTTCCGGCTGATGATCGACAAGGCCGCCTTGACCGATATTGAAGCACAGGGTAACGAGGGCATGAGAACGAAGATTGATAGCGCCCTGGCAAAGATTGAGGGGGCCGTAACTGATGAAATTGAGACCCAGGCCCTGCGGGTTCATACCTTCGAGGCTCTCAGGCACCTGATTGTCTGTGGGAATGTGCTTCTTCATCTCCCTGAAGAGGGGGGCATGCGGGTCATTCACATGGATAGGTATGTCGTCAAGCGGGGTCCGATGGGAGAGATCCTCACGCTCGTCATCAAGGAGTGTATTGCCCCCGAGTTGCTGCCCAAAGAAGTTAAGAATCTTGTTGCAGTTTCAGGGGGTTCAAACCCCGGAGATGAGGCCGTCGATATGTACACCTGTGTAAAGCGGGTGGACAAAGATAAGATTCGCATCTTCCAAGAGATTAGTGGATCTATTATTCCAGGTTCAGAGGGCGTGTATACCAAGGACAAGAGTCCTTACATGGTTCTCCGAATGAATCGGACGGACGGCGAGGATTTTGGTCGTGGTTATGTTGAACAATACATCGGTGATCTCAAGTCTCTTGAGAGCCTGATGATGTCCATCGTGGAAGCATCTGCGGCGGCAGCCAAGGTCTTGTTCTTGGTTGCGCCAAACGGGGTTACGCGATCCAGAGTGTTAGCGGAGGCTCCGAATGGTGCGATTGTTGATGGTTCCGCGGCTGACGTATCAGTGCTCCAGCTCAATAAAGCTGCGGATTTCGGTATTGCATTTCAAACGATCCAAACGATTTCGGATCGTTTGTCGTATGCATTTCTCCTAACCGACAACGCGATTCGGAATGCCGAACGGGTTACGGCGGCGGAAGTCCGGCTTGTCCAGCAGTCAATTGAACGCCAGCTCGGCGGCATATACAGCGTCTTGAGCCAAGAATTTCAACTTCCGCTGGTCAACAAGATTATGGATCAAATGAAGGCGGATGGCAGGCTTCCTGAATTGCCCGATGATTTGGTTCATCCCACAATCGTGACCGGCGTAGAAGCAATGGGACGTGGGTATGACCTAAACAAGATGGACGAATTTCTTGTGGGGATAGGGCAACTTCTTGGTCCTGAACTTCTCGGTCAATATGTAAACATTCGTGAATATATGGACCGGCGTGCCATGGCGCTAGGCATTGAAACGGAGGGTCTCATCAAGTCAGAAGAAGAGATTCAAGCAGAACAACAACAGCAGATGATGATGAATTCGGCTCAAACTTTCGGCCCGCAGGTCATGGACACCTTAATGAAACAACGTGAAGGGGCTGTGAATACAGCTCAACAGGGATAACAAACAATGAGTGAAACATCAAGACTTCAAGTTGGGGGAGAAGAGACCGGGCCAGAAGCCCCTAATCAGCCTATCTATGAGGGTTTTCAAGCCCCAGAGTCTGAGGCACCAGCACAAGAAGACACCTCTGTGGGACAGCCCGCTGATGTGCCGGACAAGTTCCGTCTCGAAGACGGTTCTGTAGACGTAAACGGGATGCTCGCGTCTTATGCAGAGCTTGAGCAGAAACTTGCTGGAGGGGAAGCAGAGCCCGCCCAGGAAACCACCCAGAATTCCCAGGATGCTTTGTCAGAAGAAAACCTGCAGGTATACACCCAAGAGGTGGCCGAGCACGGCAATCTCACTGAGGAGTCCTATGCAGCGCTTGAAGAATACGGGTACCCCCGTGATCTGGTTGCTCAGTACGTCGCCGGGCAGCAGGCCCAAGCGACGGTTGCCCAGCAAGAACTGCTGACTCCTGTTGGTGGCATGGAGGGCTACGGCAAGCTCACAGAGTGGGCAGATAAAAACCTGTCTGAGCAAGAGATCAGTGCTTATGACGCGGTTATGAATTCAGGCAATCACAGTCAAATGCAGATGAATATCCAGGGTCTTTATGCCCGGTTCCAACAGGCCACGGGAATTCCCTCGCTGATTCAGGGCGACACAGGTTCGACATCCGCATCCAGCGGCTACCGGTCTTGGTCCGAAGTCACTGAAGCCATGCGGAATCCCCTGTACCAGAAAGACCCTGCATATCGCAGGGACGTTCAGAATCGCCTTGCAGCTTCCGACCTCAATGCTTAGAAACACGGCGATTCTCTGCCTTCTGTGCGCTATCGGGTGCTCCGCTAAGTCTCAGATTGACAATGCGGCCATCAAAGTTGGAGATATTGCACAAACATCTGCAGCACGGTTTGTTGAAATCCACGAACTGGCGGGGTCATCGGAAGAAAGGTTTTCTTCCACTGGTGATTCAGAGGGCGTGGGGGAACAACAGAAGATTCGAGAAACAGCGATTTACGGACAGGATGAACAACAGCAGATTATTGTTGAGTCTTCCTCCATTCGCACCAGTCTTCATGGCGTTGAGGATGTGGTCCCCTGGTGGGCGACCCTCATGGGACAGGTGGCTTTGGCTGCCATTGCCATTGCCGTGCTTGTCTTCCTGTGGAGGAGCGGCCTGTTCACCTTAATCAGATCGTTTATATGGGGGCTTGGCTTCTTGATTCCCAAGCGCTCAAAACGTGAAGTGGACCTGGACATGAAGGTGTTATCGCCCGAGAGTCGGGTGACACCCAGAGAAACGGTGGCAGCAAAGCGGGCGAGTGACCCTGCCTACGCTGCCGCTTATGACCGAGCAAAGAGGAAAAAGACATGACTCTAGCTTTCATGGGTACTGTTTGGTGGTCCGCACTTTGTGTTGTAGCAGGTGCGACCCTCGCTCTCGGGTTCCGCTCAATCATCTTGAAGTGGTTCCGGGGCGGTGAGTAGAAACTCAACAACACAATCTTCGGCCTGATTCCTTACCGGGAATCATGTCGGTTCTCAAGGGCTCAATGTAGAGCCCCTTGTTTATTAGTCGCAACAAGTTCTGATCGAATTAGGAATCAGCCCACTGCGGTGGACAACTGGTGGTCCGAGGCGAAGTGAACGCGGCGCACTTTCTAATCTTTAACCACAAGAGGTTTAACCATGGCAATGGCACTTTCCCGCTCAGGCTTGTCCGGCGGTGATCAAAATGCGCTTTTCCTCAAGCAATTCGCTGGGGAAATTCTTACGGTGTTCGAGGAGGCAAATGTAATGATGCCTCTTCATACAGTCCGAACAATCTCAAGCGGCAAGTCCGCACAGTTCCCGGCAGTTGGTACTGCAACAGCTACATATCACACTCCTGGTGAATCAATCATTACGGATGTGAGTGGTGAATCTGGTACTCCCAACTACCTCTCAACAATCGGCCATGCCGAAATCGTTGTGACCATCAATGACCTTCTCGTCAGTTCTTGCTTCATCGCAAATCTGGATGAGGCCAAGAATCACTACGACGTTCGTAGTGAATACACTCGTCAAATGGGTTATGCGTTGGCTAATGAGGCAGACAAGACCCTAATCAGGTACGGCCTTATTGGGGCTCGTGCCACGGCGGATCGCTTTGGTGGGACCGATTATCTCGGCACCGTCATTGATCTCCATGAGCCCGCCGATGGCGAACAGGTCCCCACCGGCGAAGAGTTGGTCGCTGGGATTGTTGACGCCGCTCAGGCGTTGGACGAGAAGGACGTTCCTTCTAACGACAGGTATTGCATAATGGCCCCCGCGT